TAGTAAGTTCTTCTGACTTTAAAGTATTTACAAAGCTCACTGTTCGTAAGCCTCATTAACATCTGGCGTAGAAGGATCGTCTGCTTTTAATCTACCTTTAGTATCTCTAGCACGTTTCTTTTTTGCTGGTGCTTTAGATTTAACAGTAAGTTCTACCCATTCTAATCTTCGAGACTCAGAGGTTCTTGTTTTGCCTGTGTATGTTTTACCAGCAAGTTCATGGGTTTCCCCATCATAAACCTTATTAGTGTTTGCTATTATCCAGCCCATAATTAACTCCTGTATTGTTTTACTTTCCTAGCAATCGTTTTCGGTTGAGCCACAAATTGCTTACCCTTAGCCTTACCCTTTCGTTTAGCTCT